AAGTTTAGAAGGTTCAGCAACTTTTTCTTTTTTGTCTTTTAGTATATCGACACAAAGGTCTACGCACTCGTTACAAATAGCCGCATGTTCACCTACGATCAGTTTCTCGACATCTTCTTTGCTCTTTCCGCAGAAGTCACAAGAGTGATCACTTTCTGTTTTGTTCATTGAATGCCTTTTCTAAAAATGTTTCAATATTAGTTATCCGATCTTGGTTTATGTAGTGATAAACTGCGGACAGGCTTTCATCATCAACTTTATAGAATGTATTCTTTTTCCCTACAATGTATCCACTGAGTGATCGAGTGACATCATTAACTTCGTTGAGATCGATGTATTTGTAATCGCATCTAGCCAACGCATGAAAGAGCCAAGGTAAATCTATTTCGTGATCGTAGAAGTATACATTAATATGTTCTTCGATGTCTGATTCAGCTAACCATTTACTAACTAATTGTTGATCGGAATCGCTTAGATGCATAAACAGTACACTATACGAATCATTTTCAAAAATGTCGGGAGGGGTGATGAGTGTAATTTTTCCGTTCATTATCTTCTCGCTCTGATATCTAATAAAAGATGTTCTGGAATATCTGCCATTGTAATTTCTTTGTTTCTAAGTTTTGTCAACCACTCGTTAAGTGTTGCTTCCTGTCTGCTAATTTCTGTATATTCTTCCTGACTAATAGCTTTAGCTGTTTTAGTCCATAGGCCACTATTTGACTGTTCTTCGTTTTGAACAAATAGCGGTTCTTCTAGAACCTGTAATTCTGTTTCGGGCGCAACTGCTGAGCGATCATTCATTCTTTCTAGTTCGGGCTTATACACCATAGGTGCTAGATCTTTGAAATGTACAAACGGCTCTAACAGATAAGGATGGTGTGCTAAAATAGATGTGACAGTGGTTGCCGTGGAGACTACGTCATCAATCGGACCTGTTGGGCTGTCACCCTCCGTAGTCTCTTGTTGTTCTGTAACAGTAGGCGGCTCTGGGTCTACGACCTCGGTGGTCCCTCCGGGGCTGTTACCCTCCACTAATTCCTTTTTACGGTCACGGAAATTCTGGAAACTGATCTGACTAGCTAACAATAAGATAACTGCCAACGGATCAAATACCACAATAAGAACAATAATTACCCATGTAACTGCTTTTTCCAAAATTGTAGGATCTGTTTCACCGTAGACAAACTGTGCAATATATTTTATCGGACCAACTTCTGCTTCAACCTTGCGTACTTCGGCTGCAATTGGCGCACGTTCTTCGCTAATAGAGGTAATAGTTTTCTGTTCGGCTTGGATCTCAGATTGAAGGCGGGCACGCTCTTTTTGTTGTGCGCGGCGTATAGCAACTGCCTTGTCGGCACCCGTTTCCGAACTGCTTCTTGCCATGACTTGGTCCACAGCCTCATCCATCTGTTTAAGCGCCTTACGGTTTGCATCTATATTTTCCTTTGCGGTTTTTATCTTTTCATCGTAGACTGCAATCTTACTCTGCACGTCACCCGACACTAAACTTTGGTCACTGTGAGCCTGGCTGAGGAATCCAAAAATTCCCATCGAAGTAACGCCCATGAGAACAGCAATGGCAGTCAGCAGGTATGTTCTAACTAACCAGTGTGCAATTTTCCAATTTTGTTTGAGCCAAAGAGTAGCAGCAATCTTACCAATGCCCAATACAATGCCCATAATGATTACGGGAATTTGGGCGGCGGCAAAGATTGCAGTAAAGCCGATGATACTGTAGAATTCGGCGACTAGGCTGATAGCGAGACCGCTAAACAGTGCAAGATAGGCTATTAGTTTTTCATTTAATGTTACAGGCATAGATGATATTTATCGACGCATGTTGGCAATGGCCACAGCTTCCTCATCGCTAAAAATAGGCACAGCATTGCTCTTATGCATAGTACCGATACCTTTAATTTTAGTGCCTGTATAGACCTTAGCTGGTGCCAGTGCGGCAACGCCTGCTCCGGAATTTAAACTTTTGATGTGATGAGTATTTGTCCTACCAACAGGTGTCGGTAATGAATATGACAATGTCTCTGCACTCATTGCTCGTTTACGCTTTTTGTCCTCTGCCTCTACTCCCCATTTCTTTTGGAGGGTGTTCCATTGCTCATCGAGCTCACGTGCCTTACGTGCTTCTTCAGCATTACGGAATTTGACTTTGCCCTTCTTCTTGCCGTTAAGACTAAGGCTAGGGTGATGCAGATGCATTGACATTATGCAAGCTCAGTTTGAGGGAAGTTGATAGGATTGGCAGTATTTGATGCATGTGACTCAAATGTCTTTTGAACCTTGCTAGGGATACCTGTAAATCGTGCTACAGTACCATTGGGATTAATTTTAAGCGAACCGGCTACTACCCAAATTTGTTTGCCAGCTGGGTCAATACCTGCTAACTTTCGTACTACACCGTTAATCAATCCAGTTGCGGTATCCTTGCCTCTGTTCCATTGATATGTAGTATCTTTATTAAACCAAATCTGTTCATCTTTAGATTGGGCAATGCACCAAAGTTTCAATTGTGTAAGTGTATGTTCAGCATTATTCATAGAACCTCCTAATGTGTATGTCTATGCACTACTATACAACAAAACTGGTTTTATTGCAACCGAAAATTTTACCAAAAGAAAAGTACCCGAAGGTGCCAGTGCTGACTACTTATCACATTATACGCCGTCAGCCGGCGAGTATCTTATTTGATCTGTGTCCAAACACGTTCACGGATCTGCTTTGTCAAGCTGTCAGGCAATGCCACATAGTCTAGGTCGGCAGCATCTTTCTTACCATTCTTGAATGCCCAATCAAAGAACTTTAATACTTCGTCACTAGTAGCTTTGTTAGCAGGAGTTTTGTACATGATGATAAAACTTGCTGAACTCACTGGCCATGCATTGGGATTCTTTTGATCCACGATGCTAAGTCCCATACCTGGAACACTGAACCAATCAGCACCATCTGCTGCGGCAGCAAATGTCAAGTCGTCCGGGCTTACATACTTGCCACTCTTGTTTTGTAGTTGCAGGAATGTCATGTTGTTTTTCTTAACATAAGCATACTCTACATAACCAATTGAACCTTTGATTCTGTTCACATTGGCAGCAACACCTTCATTGCCCTTGCCACCTACTGAAGTGGCTGCTGGCCACTTGACTGCGGCGCCACGACCCACACGTTGTAGCCACTCAGGGCTTACTGTGGCCAAGTAATCGGTCCAGTTGAATGTTGTACCTGAACCATCAGCACGATGAACAATGGTGATGTTCTCGTTAGGTAGGTTCTTGCCTGGATTTAATGCAGCCAGTTTAGGGTCATTCCACTTGGTGATGTTGCCCATAAACACTTCAGCCATAACTGGACCAGTGATGCGTAGTTCTCCGGGTTTGAATCCGTCTAAGTTTACCACAGGAACTGTGCCGCCAATGATAGCAGGAAATTGAACCTGTCCGTTCTTGTCCAAGTTCTCACCGCTTACCGGAGCATCTGTTGCACCAAAGTCAACGGTCTTTGCATTGATTTGACGAATGCCACCCGAACTTCCGATGCTTTGATAGTTCATGCCTGTACCTGTGGCTTTTTTGTAGCCTTCAGCCCACTTGGCATAGATTGGGAATGGGAAGGTAGCTCCGGCACCTGTAATGTCTGCGGCTTGTGCTGACACTGCTACGGCTGCAAATAGAATAGCAAATAATTTTTTCACTGTAAGTCTCCTTGTGTTTGTGATATTAATATTTAAACACAAAACGATTACAATATGATTACAATTTTAAGAAATTTTTGCCAAAAAGAAACCCGCCGAAGCGGGTTCTGCTATTTTGGGTGACAAGGTATAACTACCTCGTGGAGATCACGCTGCTAGGCGGTCTTCTCCAAAGTATGCATCGTTTGCATTTAGGTTTTTTGCTTCTGCGACCGGGTCACCCCAATCCTAACGGCTTCTACATTGCCGGACTGTCCATTTCAATACTCTTGACCCAATCGATCCTGTGTCAGGCCCATTATAAAACATACTCACCCGAATGGACATTGTCACCTCCGCCTACTGTCGGAAATATGTTTTATGGTGGACCTGGCGGGCACTGCCCCCGCGTCTTGAATCCTTTTCTGTCTACTTCATACAGTCTTAACTTTTAACAGACTTCCCAGGGTGTGTTTGGCCTCTGCTAAGCCTGCAGGAATCTCACCTACTGCATATCTGCTACGCAAACTTGCCCCTGCGAAAGTCTATTATTTATTATACAACAGGATTGCCTTGACTGTCAAGTTCCATCCAAGTATGATCACCCATATATTTTACGTGAGCAATATATTCATAATCTTCAGGAGCACTACTTGACCATCCATCCGGTCCCTGAAACACTAACAATGTTTTTGATTTCCTCTTGTCCCAAGTTAACCAGTATGATTGTCCTAGCACAGGGCTGAATTGATATTCAGCGGCATGTACTGCGTCAGTTATTTCTAACCGTCGTTTGATCTGCTGGGCTTGTGTTTCAAGTACAGATACTAACTGCATAATCCGATCATATTCTTGCTGGGCATATATCCTAGCATGGTTGATCATGATATCTTTTTGCTTAGTTACGGGAACTAGGTCAAATTTGATACCGCCTGCTTCTGTGGGATATTCACTGACGTTTCTATTGAAGAACGGAATTAACGAACCAGTAGATGTAGAATCATAACTGGTTCTTCCTTTGGCAAGATTTGAACGTTCATCAGCCAATTCGGGTCCAGTTTAACACGTTACCTGAACCGTACTGTGCTTCTGCAAGCATCTTGGCCTGCAGGTCATCGTTAGCATTTACGCGAACGTGTGCGGTTTGATATGCGTTAAGTCGGATCCAAACTTCGTATGTGTACATTTTAAACTTTCTTAGTTGATCGAATATTTTGAGCTTGCTTACCTTTGTCACCTTCAGTTAGATCAAATTCTACTTCTTGTCCAACTGCCAGTGTCTTATATCCTTCCATTTGGATTTGACTAAAGTGTGCAAACACATCATCAGTTGTACCATCTGGAACGATAAATCCAAAACCTTTTGAATTATTAAACCATTTAACTTTTCCCTGCATACTGCTTCCTACTTGTTTATATTATACTGTGATTTTACCAGTTTGTCAACCGATTATTTGGTAATTCTCCAGCAACTTACCCAACTTGGATTACTTGCCGCTGTACCACCCGGGTATGAAATTGTAACATCGCCATCATTTGGATTATTACTTGCTTTTGGACTTTGATTCCCGCCAACAAAAGTAAACTTTCCATTGTTAGCCGTGTAGACAAAGTTTACGTGCCTATAACTCCAAAATGCAATATCACCTGGCTGTGCTTGATCTTTAGGTACCTGCACTGCACCCCAACGTTCGGGTGTGGTTGTTATTGCGGCTGCACTTGCAGTCTGGACATATTTGTATCCTGAACACTTTAATCCAAAGTTTATGAAACCCATGCACCATGCAGTTTGATCACTGACCCACGGTCCTGAATTAGGGTATCCTAGATTGGACCATATACCTGTAATATTTTTATTACTAACGCCTCCGGCCTGACCAGTTTCTCTCCACATACCTCGACCTGCTTCTTCCATAGTGCGTTGCAAGAACGGAACGATATCGGATGCTGAAGTCGATGTGCTAACTGTACCTGTATTGAATGTTTGGTCTTCAATAGGTGCGTAATTTCCTTTTACTCCGTCAACTGCTGCCTCTGGAGTATAATATTGATTTTGTCCGGAAGGGTTTGCTATCTGCGCCGCAACAAGATCGTTTGTCTGAGTTGCAATAGCAACTTCTACATCAGGCGGAATTGTTATTGCACTAGATGCACTTACACCTGCAAAGGCAGAACTGCCCCCGGGTGCAAGCCACAAGGCGACAGGAACATTGTTTACATACACATTTCCGCTGCGATATACATCGCTAATTCTACCACCACCAGGAATATAAGGCATAAGTTTAGTTTACAATGGAATAGCGGTACCGGTTATCTTATACCAGTTACCGTTAAAATAAAATGCAGGCTTACTATTATCATTGGATACAGCACCTATCATACCGTTATCTGGATCAATGCTAATAGGGGTATCTACAATGACAATGTTTTGAGTTACGGCTAATACTGCGCCCGAAGTGTTATTTTCTCTTAATTGGACGATGAAAAATTCTGGACCTTCAGGTGGTGTAGTAGTGTTTGTCGACATTGTTTTGGTAAAGGTAACTACACCGGATAATAAACTATCCGGTAATGTAATGTCTCCCCAAAGCCCAAAAACATCAGAAAAGTCTGTTGCATTAGCAAATGTACTGGTTCCTGATTTAATAGTAACACCGTATGTACTAGTAGAACCGTCAGTTACATCAACCGTAAAAACAACACTGCCGCCTTCATCGACTTCTATAATGTCCGGGGTAATAGAATATATCGCCATATTGATCTCTTAAACTAGTATTTAAGCCATTGCTATACCAGTAGTACCTTGCATATATTGATCTGCGGCTTCCTTTTGACTAGGTACCATACAAAATACGTGTGCTTTTTGTAATGTGATTATATTTTTTGCACCCAAGAACAACCAAGGAATCATTCCTAATCCTTGTGCATTCATAGTCAATGCTTTTGGTCTGTCTAATTTAATCTCAGTGGCTGTTTCGCCTTCAAAACGTGCGATAATTTCGTCACCGTTTAATAATTTAAGACTTACTACATCTCCTGTAGCGATTTGTTTTTCTAATAACATGTTTTATCCTTTTCGTTGTGCTAAAATGTTTATGTCTTGTTTACGTCGGGCGTTTTCTCTTTCTATAAAAGAGACACGCTGATTTAATTCTTTAACCTGCTGAGTTAGCCTAGCAAGTTGCTGCTCAAGTGCAGCTATCTTTTGATCTTTAGGATCCGTCATCTTTCTTCTCAGGTATCTCGCACAGTGCTTCTAGAGTTTTATAATGCTGGTATGCTTTCTGGAGTGCCTCAAAGTGCTCTAACTTGGCCGGATCCGGAGTTAGGATAGCCAGTCTCTTTTCAATAGTAGTTAACAGTTCTCCAAGGCTTCGGCCCTTCCATTTAATGTCGCCATCAAACTTAGCATCGCTAGTAACGTGTAGCCCTGCGTGTGACATGCTTGCTACGCTGGAATTAGCAGTTGTAAAAACATAAGGGTTAGTTGCCCATGTTCCGTTACCCCCTGCTCCAGTAGATACATAATAAGATCCCGAAGCTCCTGTTGCACCAGTTGATGAAAAAGAGTAGTTCATCGTATTGCTAATGTCTATTGACATGGTATTGTCGAGTGGATCATCTAAAGAGATGGATAGTTCATCATCACTATTAGCCATTTAGTTTTGCCTTTAGTTCGGTGAAGCCGCCAACTAGCTCCCCATCTAAAAAGATTTGGGGAACTGCTCTAGCTGTTGGTACAGCTTCTAATAATTCTTCTTTGGTATAACCATCACCTATTTTCTTTTCTTCAAAGGCAATGCCTTTCTGTTTTAGTAATGCCTTTGCTTGATCGCAGTAGGGGCAATGGTACTTAGACCACACAATCGCTTTCATTTTATATTTCCTTTAAACTGATAATTCATACTCTAAAACTTTCACCGCATCCACATCGGTCACGTTCGTTAGGATTCTTAAATTCAAATCCTTCATTAAGTCCGTTGCGTACCCAGTGTACTTCCAATCCATTAACATACGGATAAGATTTTCCATCTACCCAAACTTTAACACCGTTGCTTTCGTAGACAAATTGATCGCGAGTTACTGGAACATGATCTACAAATTCTAACGTATAAGCCAAGCCAGAACACCCTGTGGTTTTTACACCGATACGTATCCCTAGCCCTTTGCCTCTTCGTTCTAGATGTTTCTTAACTTTAGCGGCAGCTTGTTCCATTAATGTTATCATTTAATGTTTTTTACGATAATCTTCAACAGCAGCTTTAATAGCATCTTCAGCCAATATACTGCAATGTATCTTAACGGGCGGTAGTGCTAATTCTTCAGCAATCTGGCTATTACGAATGTTACTAGCATCATCCACATGCATTCCTTTAACCATCTCAGTGACAAGACTGGAGCTGGCGATTGCTGAACCACATCCATATGTCTTGAAACGAGCATCTCTAATAATACCATTTTCATCTACCTTTATCTGTAATTTCATTACGTCACCGCAAGCAGGTGCACCGACCATGCCTGTACCTACAGTGTCGTCTATTTCAAACTTACCTACATTACGAGGGTTTTCGTAATGGTCAATTACTTTATTTGAGTATGCCATAGTTTTATAAATCCGGTAATTCGTCGTAACTAACTGCATCACTCATAACACCGATGACATAGTTAGTACTTTCGTTTTCTTGCAAGGCGGTCTGTTTCTTATTGATATTAACGTGTTTGTTGAACCAAGGGATAGGACTAAACTTAGGATGCTCTCCTTGATACTTAATACCAATTTCCTTTAAACGCACAAACGCAGTGTAGTCAACAAAGTCAGACAGGATAGTAGCATTAAGGCCAATAACTGGTCCTAGCTTGAACAAATAATCTGCCCACTCTTTTTCTTCTCGGATGACATCCATATAGAGGGTATAGACTTCTTCTGCACATTCTTCTTCAAGTTTTACAAAGTCTGTATCATCTTTAGTCACGTTGTTGATCAGCCAGGCAGTCCATTCTGTATGTAACAACTCATCTTGTAGAATCAAACTGATGATGTTACCGTTGCCAATATAGATCTTATTCTCTACCATTGCTAGACTTGTGGCAAAACTTACCATGAAGCGTAGAGCCTCCAATGCATATGATGCGTGTAAGGCCAACCATATGGCTCGCTTATGAGTATGGAGTTCAATTTCCTCGCCCAACTCTTTACGACAGTTGAGCTGATGAAGATCCTCATAGTAGCGACCAATGTTAGCAGCCATGCCAACAATTTCAGCCGTGTCGTGAATCTTGTTAAATTCTTCTTTAGGTACGCCATAGACATTACGAATAATGTGACTGTAAGATTTTGAGTGAATATTTGTTTCAAAGAAACTCCAATTGCTTACTAATGCTTCTAGTTCAGGAATACTGATAACAGGTTGAAATACTTGATTAGGTGCGCGACCTTGAATACTATCTAATGCTGTCTGACGCAGTAAGTTACTAGTAAAAATATGCTTAACTGCATCACTTGCATCCTTGTGATCCATCTTGTCTTTAGTAAGACTGATCTCTTCTGGGACCCAAAAGAATCCACGAGCAAGTTCTTCGTACTTGGTAATCTTAGGGTACTTGACTTCTTCAAAGCGTTGCACAGTAACTGGACCAGCTGGATCCAGAAACATTGTACGTTTTAGATAGTTTGTTTGTTTTGATAGATTGTATTGTTCTTTGCTCATGTGTGGTTCTCTTTATAATTTACAGGCTTCGCAATCATCATCGTACAATACTACATTATCTGCGGCATTGATTGCAATGGGGATAGATATGTTAGTGTTTGTTACATCTGCCTTTGCACCCATTTTATTAATTAAACTGTAATAGATTGTCTTAATGCCCCATTTGTAGGCTAACATTAAATTTTTAGCAATTAATGTACCCGGCACTTTTCCTCCAGCAAAATGTGCCGGGTTGTAGAATGTATTAGTGCTCAGGCTTTGATCAATGTAGGCAGCAAGCACAGCACTGGTCTTCAAATAGTCAACACAGTCCTTCTGATCCCACATCAACTGATAACGATTCTTTAGACGTTTGTACTCTGGCACGACTTGTACAAACGATCCAGCTTTCGATTCCTTTACAGAAATCAATTCC